GGCGATGATCTCCGCGTTGAAGGAGCGCCGCGGCGTCGGGATCAAGTCGACCAGGTACAGCGCTCTCAAGGCAGCGGTCGAAGCGCGCCTAGCCGGGTGATGACTACGAGGGGTGGGAGACATGATCAGTGCTGGTTGGGAACTCCGGTTGCAGCACCCAGAGGCGGTCGACGAGGCCGCTGTGGTGCGACGTATGCACGGGGATGCCGGCCAGCACCTCACCCTGCCGGAGAGGGAGGCCCTGGTGCGCGAGATGGTGCATCGGGGCCTCACGGACACCGATATCGCCGATCGCACGGGGTATGCGCACCAGACGATATGGCGGATACGTAGGAGGCTGGGCCTGGAGTCGGGGAGGATGGGGATCGTGCCACGTGACGACGACCGGCTGATCAGCATCTACGAGATCCCGGACCTGACCGGTTACTCGTTGCGCACGGTCCGCAAGTGGGTGTCGGAACGAAGTGGGCTATTGAGGCCGGTCAAGGCGCTGTACGTAGCACCGAAGGGCGGGCCCCGCCATCTGTACCGGTTGAGTGATGTTCGGCGGGCGGAGGCGGAGTGGCGCGAGCGAACCCGGAGGTGATCGGCGGTAGGGTGCAGGTGATCGCCGTGATGCAAGAAGGAACCCCCGGCAGGACGCCCGCCGGGGGTTCCTTGCGTTCTGGTCAGTCGTTAGCCATGAGGGCAGCAGCGTCGATCTCGCAGGTGAACGGCTCCCTAACCCGCAGGGGCCGCCGCCGGCGGACCCGGATCGGACGCAGCACGCCGTCGATCCGGCCGTACTCGCTGACGACAGGGCGGCCTCTCCGGTCGGTGTCCAGCAGCCAACCCCAGGGGATCGGGGTTGCCTGCAGGGCCCGGAAGGGGTCGCGCCACTCCTCCTCGCGGTCGGCGTTGCTGAGGTTGTTCACGGCCACTACGACGTCGGCGGCCGGGATGTGCGGGGCGTCCCACACGTCGTGCATGGGCCAGTCGGCGGTGCGGGTGACTACGAGGTCTACGAGGATCCACCCGACGCCTAGGTCGACGAGGGGGCGGACTGCCGGCTGGTAGCCCTGCCAGGCCAGTTCGTCGACGAGGTGGTCGTGGAGCCGGAGGATCGGGGTCAGGGTGTCGGTCATGTCGATGGTGTCCTTTGCTCTGCTGTCGGTCATGGCGCGGCCACCTGTGGTCACCAGCAGGCGATGATGGTTCGGCCGGCGGCCGCCATGTGTCGGCCGGTGTGGCCGGGTGGGCGGGTGCACTCGTGCCCCTGGAGGGGGGAGCGGCCGGGGCAGCGCCCTGCCAGGTGCATGGCCTCCATCAGGGTCCACCTGCGGGGCATGGGGTCTGTGGGGCAGTTGGCGAGGCAGTCGCCTGGCCGTACCTCCCACCTGGTGGTTGTCATGTCGTGCGTCTCCCTCGGTCTGCACATCGGTGTGCAGCGTGTCGGTCTATCACTGGTCGGGTGTGTCGTCCCCGGCCCAGTGGAGGAGCAGCCACGCGAGCGGCCAGGGGAGCCGGTCGCGCTTATTTCGGTCGCAGTCCTGGCAGGCGGACACCAGGTTGTCTCTGGTATCGGGTCCCCCCAGGGCTCGGGGGAGGTAGTGGTCGAGGATGATCTTCTCGGTGGTGTCCAGCGGGGTGCCGCAGTAGGCGCACCGGTGGGCCCATCGGGCCGCTACGTCTCTCCGGTCCACTCGTAGTCGTCGCCGTCTGCGACGTCTCCCGTACATGCCTACAGGGTAGCACCATATTAGCCTGTGTGTCACCCGTGGCACAGTAGTCCCAACGCACGAACCGGGAGCACGAGTGCCACGCAGGATCCGCACCGGCCTCATCGTCGCCGTCACCGGCGTCTGGGCTGCAAACGTTGTCGCGCCGCTCGTCATCCCCGGATACGAGCCCGCGCCTGAGCTGACCGCCGGGCTGGGACTCATCCTCGGTGCGCTCGCCGCCGTACGCACCGACCCCGACCCCCGACATAGAGGACGACGCAGACGTGATGCAGCGGCTCCGCAGACACTGGCCTTGGGTCCTGTTCGGCATCGTAGGCGTGTTGACCGTGACGCAGATGGCCGGCGTGTCCCGCCACCGCGCCGACTTGGAAACCGCCGCGATTATGAACGCGGGCGCGGCCAGCTCGAACGCGTCGTCGGTGCGGCAGGTCGGTGCGGCGCTGGCGGCGCTGTGCCGCGCCGCGGCAGCGGACGCGATCCGCGACGCGGGCCTGACCAGCGAGTGCCGCGCGGCACGGGACGAGCGGGTTGAGGACGTCGCGCCTATCGCCACGCCGAGCCCGGTGCCGGGGCCCCTCGGGCCGATCGGGCCGGCGGGCCCGCAGGGTCCGCCGGCGTCACGGGAGGCGGTCGCTGCGGCGGTCGCCGCGTACTGCGCTGACCGGGACGCCTGCCAGGGGCCGGCGGGCCCGGCGGGGCATGACGCCGAGCCGTTGACGCCGGAGCAGGTCGCCGAGGCGGTCGCCGCGTATTGCACGGCGAGGGGGGAGTGCCGCGGACCGGCTGGCCGGGACGGCGAGCGAGGGCCGCAGGGTGACCCGCCGACGCGGGATCAGGTCGCGGTGGCGGTGGCCGCGTACTGCGCTACGGGCGCGTGTCGTGGTGAGCCGGGGGAGGCGGGTCCGGCCGGGCCGGCGGGTCCGCCTCGGTCCTCGCGGTGAGCGGGGGCCGGCGGGGTATCCGATGTCGTGGTCGTGGACGGATGGGACGTGGGTGTGGACGTGTGCGGATTCGGATGGGGATCGCGTGTATGAGTGTGGGCGCCGGTTGGCGTAGCGGGATGGGTCTGATGTCTCTGCGCGCGCTTGCGCGGAGGGTAACGTGGTGCTAGTCTGAGATCACGACACACACGAGGAGACGCACGACATGATCACTTCCGAACGACTGATCATCCTGGCGGTCATCTGCAACTGCATCACGCTGGCCTGCATCTACCTGAACTGCCGCTCCGGGCGCAGCCAGGGCAAGCGGAAGAGGTGACCATGCTCGACCCAGGAGCGTTCGCGGCCGCCGCCATCACCCTGCACGCCGCCCACCTCACGGCGGACTACTGGCTGCAAACCGAACACCAGGCGATCACCAAGGGCGCCCCTGGGTGGCGGGGGCGAGTGGCGTGCGCGTCGCACGTCGCCGTCCTCACCGCCACCCAGGCCGTGTTCCTGCTGGTCGCGGACCGGCTGTTCGGCCTGGACCTGTCGGCCGGCTGGGTCGCGGCCGGCCTCACGCTCAACGCGGTGACGCACTGGTGGGCGGACCGCCGGTGGACACTGCGGTGGCTGGCGGACCTGCTTGACCGTACGCGGCTAGTCCGAGGCAAGGGCGTGTTCGCCCGGCTGGGTGACCCGGTGGCGGCCGTCTGCGGGACGGGGGCGCACGCGCTTGACCAGTCCTGGCACGTTGTTTGGCTGCTCCCCGTGGCCGCGCTCGCGGTGGCGTGAGGGGAGGTGAGTGGGATGGATGTCGCTCTGGCCGCGACGGCCGTCGGGGTCGTCTTCCTGGTGGTCTTCGCGCTGATCGTCGGGTTGGCGGTACACGCGTGGAGGCTGGATCAGCGGGTGGTCGCGTATGAGGAGCCGGCGGATCGGTGATGGTGAGCGCGCCCGGGGTTGCCTTGGGCGCGCTCACGTGTGGTTGGACCACCTGGGGTAGTACATCACGCGTTGGCGTGGTTTGGCTGCGGAGTGATGCTGCCTTGGGGTAGTGTGGCGGGTGCCTGCAGGTCAGGAAGTGTGCTCCTCGCGCAGGCGGGGATGATCCCCCCTGCCGACCCGCATCCACATCACCCACCCCGTGCTCCCCGCGTGGGCGGGGATGATCCGACATCCGCTTGGCCTCTACGCTCCAGCGGCCAATGTTCCCCGCGTAGGCGGGGTTCACAAGAGGCTAACGTTGTGCTAGCCTGAACGAAGAACTCCCGCACCGGCAAGGGGCATGGGGAATCGGCATGGCTGAGCAGCAGACGCGAACTGGCGTCATCGAGGGCCACCACATCACGTGGTGGGTCTACGCGACCGGGTCGCGAGACCGGGTCCGACACACCGGTCGCATGCGAGGACACTGGCCAGGCTGGGACGCCACCTGCCAATGCGGGTGGGACTCCTCCACCGGTGGCGCAATGAAGGGATCCGTGACGAGGGATGCCCAGGGGCACAAGCTGATGGTGACACTGCGATCCCGGTGATACCTGTGTGGCATGCTCACCTCGGCGGGAGCGCACGACACCCGCTGACGGAGGGACAACGTGGCGAGATGCCCGTTCGCACGCTGGGACCCGATCCCCGCATCGTCGTCACAGCCGGCGATCCGGCCGTGGGGCGTGGTCCTGCACACCGCCGTCAGTAACTCGCCCGCGCTGACGCCGTGGTCGAACACCGAGTGGCACTTCTATGTCGGCGCGAAGGGCGAGATCACCCAGTACGTCGACACCGAGACCCGCGCCGACTGCCAGCTCGACGGGAACCGCTGGGTCGTCGACGGCCAGGCCCGAGGTCACATCTCCATCGAGACGTGGGACGGCGCCGGCCGCGTGTGGGACGGCAAGGACGTCTCGCGGATCCCGCCCTGGACGGAGGAGCAGGTCGAGGCGATCGGCAGGCTCCTCGCGTGGCTGTCGACCACCCACGGCATCCCGCTCCAGCCGATCCGGGCCTGGAACGGCCGCGGGATCGGCTACCACCGCCAGTTCACGTCGAGCTCCTCACCGCGGTGGAACACCTCCCACGCGTGCCCCGGTGACCGGCGCGTGGCTCAGATCCCCAGCATCATCGACGCCGCGAAGGCGGCACTGGAGGGCGACATGGCGCTCACCGACTCCGATATCCAGCGGATCGCCCGCGCGACTGTCGACGAGTGGCTGTCTCGCCGGGTCGAGCTGCGTGAGGGCGAGCAGGCCAAGTACGGCATCTCCGGGATGTCGGCCGGCAGGCTCCTCCTACACGGCGGTCTGGCCGCGCTGGAGGTGATCGAGGCTCTCGTTGACGTGACGGCGCAGCTCAACGCGCCGATGAGCGATGAGGAGCGGGTCGAGTTGGCGGCCGACATCGCGTCCCGTGTCGACCGGCTGCGGGTCGTGCTCGAACGAGAGGGAGATGAGCAATGAGAGCAGCTAAAGCGATCGTCGCCGCCGTCGGCAGCCTGGTGACGGTGCTGACCGGCGCGCTGGCGGACGATGTGCTCGGCACGGACGAGATCGGCACCGTCGTTTCGACGGCCGTGGTGGCGGTCATCACTGTGGCCGGCGTGTACGCCACGCCTAACAGCACCGAGTAGTGGACTCGCCTGGTCTCGGTCACCCCCTCCGTCCGGCCAGGCGCGCATGGGGCCCCGGCGTCGCTCCCCGTAGGCCGGGGCCCCTTTTTTCGCAACTCCGTGTACGCCATGCCACTGCGGGGAGTAGCATCCTGGTATGCACAACGATCTGCATGCCGTCCGCGACGAGCTGATCCGTGCCGGGTACGAGCCTGGTTGACTGAAGGTCGTTAACCACGCCAGGCACGGGTGGTGCCTGGCGATTCGCCGGTCGCCGAGGCGGTACTGGTACCTGGTGCCGCAGGAGGAGATGTGGACCCTGGTGTACACGTGGGGAGCACCCGCGATCGCGTGGCGGGAGCAGGGTCCGGGCTGGGTGGTGTCGCTGCTACGGTCGTATCTCGATCTGCGGCCCGGCCCGCCGCCGTCTGGTGGGCTGCGGGTGGTCCAGTAGCTCCTAGCCTCTCTTGATCGCGGCCGGCCTGGGTCGGTAGGGTAACATCGTGGTAGTCCCGTGAGTCGGCATGCAAACTGAGGAGGAGCAATCATGGCGCGACAGAAGCGGATCAATCTTGCCGAGTTGCCAGACGACAGGACCGTCCAGTGCAACACGGAGGCATTCCGGGCGGCGCTTGCGCAAGCGGTGGCCAACGGGGCCACCTGGGACAGCATCGCCGAGGAAGCCCAGTGCAACCGGTCGATGATCAACCACCTGCAGCGGGGCAGGGTCCTCACCTGCACGGCCGGCCTCGCCCGGCGACTGGAGGGGGTCCTGGGTGCGAAACCAAACACCCTGTTTCAGAAGCCTGACGAGGACGTGCTGTGGGAGAAGCGAGGAAGCCGAGTGCGGGACCTGCCCCCGAGGTAGCGGGGCGATCATGAAGGCAAAAATGGGGGCCCCGGGGGAGACGCACGACCCTCCACCCCGGGCCCCCGCGAGCATCCCCGAGGGGAAGCTCGCCGACACACCTCGGGAGTGTACATGCGTGGCAGCGAGAGATGCCATACAACCCTGGACTGTCTGGACCCCGTGCTGGACGCCGACGCTCTGCGCGACCTGCGGCGAACCGGCGTTGATCAGCACGAGCTGGGGACCATCGTCTCCGGCGGCCGCTACCGGCTGACCGAACCCGACAACCATCACGTCATCTGGGCGGTCCGTGACGTGATCGCCGATCAGTGGGCGGTCGCAGCCGGCCGCCAGGTGGAGCGCCCCGGTGTCCTGGCCAACGTGGCGCGGCCGTGGATGCTCGCCACGCCGGACCGTCGCGTGCTGGGCTGCCCGATGCATCCCGGCGGGTGCGGGCTGGATGTGCAGCTCGGTGACCCGCCGGCGGTGTGGACGTGCATGAACCTGTGGGTCCTCGCGGTCACCGGCTGGGACGCGGTCCACGTGGCGCGTGTCACGCGTGACGCGGTGGAGTTCGGTGCGGCGGTGGAGCGGGACGAGGAGCGGCAGGAGGCTTTGGTGGAGCTGGTGGAGCGGACCCGGTCTGGTTGGGTGGCTGCCTGATCCGTGGACAAGCGTTGGCGTGCAGGCTAACATCGTGTTAGACACACACAGATAGGAGACGCACGACATGGACGGGAGAGGACTCCTCCTGCGGGCGCTACGCCCGCTGGACTGGATGGACCGAGCCAAGTGCCGCACAGCGGACCTGGTGGAGAGTGACCGGATGTTCTTCGGTGACCCGAAGTGGGCCCCCGCCGACGATGTGCGGGAGTACTGCGCGGACTGCCCGGTCCGCTCGCAGTGCCTGGTCTATGGCCAGGAGACGGAGTCCAGCGGGTACTTCGGTGGTCAGCTACTGGTGCACGGTCAGGTAGTGCAGCCGACCAGGACAGCCCTGGTTGCAGCCCGATGAGAGAAAGGGCCCCGCAGAAGCGGGGCCCTTTCTCAGTTCTTAGTCAGGACCGCCCTCGCCGTCCCCCTCGCCGTCACCGCCGTCCTCGTCGGGCGGAGGAGTCATCGACGAGGCGACCTCTACAGAGATCCGTGCCGGCACAGTTGCGGAAAATTCTCACAAAAAAACTACCCGTCTCGATGTGAAGGATCACGCAGCGCCACAGACGCGCTCAGATGCCCACGCGAACCCCCATGAACAGGCGCAATCCGACCCGAAACGCCCCCGAACTCCTCACTCTCCGTGTGAGACGCCTGTGATCGGCTCTGCATATGCTTCGGTCAGCCGGTCCGGCCAGGCCAACGCTATGGGGCGGACAGTCATGTCGGCGCCGGCTAGAGACGCACGACAGACGGGCGATGGGGAGTCGCGTCGGGAGGCCGGCTCCCCTCGCTCAAACAGCACCGCACCCCTGAGGGACACGCCAGGGACACGCTACGGAGCCGCGGCAGGCAACAACGTGCTACAGTCGACCACATGACGACCGATAGCGACGACGACGAGCTGATGACAGTCTCCGAGGTCGCCCTCCAACTGAAGCTCCACCCCGAGACAATCCGTCGCTGGGCGCGCGAAGGCAAGCTACCGCCGGCGGACGTCCCCGGCCGGCAGCTGCGGTTCTGGCGGTCGGAAGTGCTGCGGCGAGAGGGCTGGCGACGGAAACGGTAAGGGGTCCTGGTCGCCACCAGGACCCCTAGAAGCCTCGACACCCAAGGGCCGTGGGCCGGCTCTCAGGTAGGCGCTCCGCAAGGGAGCACCTCGGCACATAGAGGAGCGCAGAGGAGCGCTCCGGAGCACTAAGGAGCATACCCGTGACGCACGACACGGACACACAGGACACCCCTATCAGGATCGTTTCCCAGGCGGGCCCGTTCGCCCTCATCCCGATCTGGGTCCTCGACTACAAGCTCAGTGGCTCCCAGTGGGCGACGTACGTCGCGCTCCGCTCGTACGCGGGGCGCGGTGAGGCGTACCCGAGGGTCGCCACCATCGCCGCAAGGGCCCACCTCGACCACCGCACCACAGAGAAGGCGCTCGCCGCTCTCCGGGAGAAGGGGCTCGTCCAATCGGAGCGGGTCTACCGCGAGGACGGGACGATCGCGCACTGCACGTACACCCTGGTCGATCAGCAGCCCCAGCCTGAAACCGCAGGTCAAGGTACCCCGGCGGAACGGCCGGGGGGCCCCGGCGGAACGGCCGGGGTGCCCCGGCGAAACGGCCGGGGGGACCCCGGCGAAACGGCCGGGGGGACCCCGGCGAAACGGCCGGAGCAAGAAAAGACCAGTAGAAAAGACCAAGGAAAAAGAGAGGACGCAGACGCTGGCGCGTCTGCTCGCACGCGCGAGGCCAGGCGGTCGACGAAGCGCACGAGCAAGCCCCTGACGACCATCCCCGACGACTTCATCGTCACTGAGGACATGCGGCGGTGGGCCGCGGCTAAGTGCCCGCTAACGGCCAAGCACAGCGGACGCGAGACGGAGAAGTTCCGCAATTACTACTTGGCGACCGGGAGGAAGCACCGCGACTGGGTAGCCGCGTGGCGGAACTGGCTACTGAGGGCCGAGGAGGCAGCTGAACGGGGCTCAGGCGGCCGCTACGGGCCCAACACCACCCCCCAGGGCCCCCAGGCCGCCCAGCGTCCCACGAGGCCGGAGAAGCGCCTGTGGACTCCACCGGCGCCCCCGGTGGAGATTGCTGACGACCCGGCCGCCTGCATCCAGTGGGAGCAGGAACAGCGTGAGCGGCACGAGAGGCAACTCGCGTCGATCAACGGGACGGTCAACGGGTCGACTGGGGGTGCCTGGTGAACGAACGCAGGCACGCACCCATCCCCGACGTCGCCTCCTACGAGCGGGCGCTGATCGGAGCCGTCCTCGTCGGCTACCGCGACCTGGCGGAGCTGCGTCGACTCGTCACGCCGGCTGATTTCGATCAGCCGAGCCTCGGGATGATCTGGCAGGCGATCATCAGGGTGTGGGAGGAGGGCCGCACGCCGGAGCCGCTGGCGGTGTGGGAGGCGCTGGGGGAGTGGCGTCGACGCATCGGTCAGGGCCCTGTGGTGCTGCACGACCTGATGGCCGAGGCGGCAGCGCCGGTGCAAGCGCCGTGGTACGCGGAGCGGGTCGCCGACGCGGCCCGCCGCCGCCGGATCGCCGAGACGGGAGCACGGCTGTCGCAGCTGGCGATGCTGGACCGGCCCGCAGAGGAGCTAGTGGAGGATGCGCGGGCGACGCTGGACGAGCTGTCGCTGCGAGGTGGCCGGGCGGGTCCGCAGGTGGCCGCCGACGTGATGGCGGACGTGATGGACGAGCTGCAGTCGGAGCGGCCGCCGGCGCTGGGTACGCCGTGGGCGGACCTGGATCGGGTCACGGGTGGCCTGCGCCCGGGCACGGTGGTGGTGATCGGCGCCCGCACGTCGGTGGGGAAGTCCCTGATGGCGACAAACCTGCTGGCGCACGCGGCGCTCCGCCACGGGCGGCCCTCGTACATGGCGTCGCTGGAGATGGGGCGCACGGAGGTGATGGCGCGGGTCATCTCGTCCGAGGCCAGGATCGAGCTGAACAGGCTGATGGACCGGCAGCTCACCGAGGCCGACTGGGAGCGGATCAGCGGTGTGCACGCGCGGCTCGCAGCCGCGCCGATGGTCATCGATGACTCGTCGCGGATGACGGTGGGTGCGATCCGGGCGGGGATCCGGGACGTGTCTAGGGATGGTCCGCCGGCGTTGGCGATTGTGGACTACCTGCAGTTGGTGCAGCCGCGGGATCCGCGAGCGAACCGTGAGCAGCAGGTGGCGGAGATCTCCCGCCAACTCAAGATCATCTCTCGTGAGATGAACACGTGCGTGATCGCGGTGGCGCAGCTGAATCGGGCGTCGCTGCAGCGTCAGCGGCCAGGTTTGGCGGATCTGCGGGAGTCAGGTGCGATCGAGCAGGACGCGGATCAGGTGTGGCTGCTGCACATGGATCCGGAGGAGGGCGGGAACGCGGTCGATGTGATCGTGGCGAAGAATAGGAACGGGCAGGTCGGGGAGGTGAAGCTTTTCCGCCAGGGCCACTATTCGCGGATGCTGCCGCTGGCGTCTCGGGAGGGGTGAACTGGGAGGAATCCCGGTTCACCCCTTGCGGGGGAGGCTAACATCATGATAGTCTCCAGGTAGACACGCGAACGAGACGCACGACACGACAGGAGAGCCATGTGTACTACTGACGCCCTGGCGGCCAACCGGGCCGCGGACAGCTATGCGCGCCTGTGGGCGCTGATGGACACTGCCCTCACGGAGGCCACCAACTCCGGAGTGTCGACCGCACCCGAGTACGGCATCCGGCGGCGAGAGGCCGCCCGCAACCGGGCGTACGCGGCCCGACGCGACCTGGAGGCCGCCCTCGCCGAGGTGCTCGGCCTGGACGAGAACCAGGTCCGGCAGGTCGAGTCCATGGCCCGCCTCGCGCGGGCCGCGATCTAAGGGGGGGTCGATGGACACTCTCGTCTACGCACTGCAGGTCGCTGCGATCGTCCTGGTCGCCTGGGTCGGGCTGAACGCGGCCGTTGTCGGCACGCTCCTCATCGCAGCACAAGTCCGTGACTGGCGACGGAGGGCACAGTGTCGCCGCAGCCAGGCCCTGTTCGACCTGCCCTTCTACGACGAGCGGAGGAGGGTCCTGTGACGAAACGGAAGGGGGCTTCGCCGCGTGACCGCCGGTTGGCGGACGAGGCGGTGTGGCTGATGCAGCAGGGCGAGACCGACGTGTCGGCCATCGCCGACCGGCTGCAGGTGTCGAAGGGGACGCTGCAGAACGCGTTGTCGCGTTGCCGCCTGGCCGGCGACGACCGGATCCCCGAGGTGCGGCCGCGTGAGGACTGGTCCAAGGGCATCGGGGCGGTCATCACCGCCGGCGAGAATTCCCCGGAGGAGCTGGCCGCGGTGGAACGCCTGATCCACCGGAGGGCCACGGGACCTGAGGACGCCGCCGAACTGATGGCGATGATCCTCGGCCGGACCGAGGTCCGGGAGGGAGCGGCATGATCCGGCGCGTCAACAGCGGCAAGAACCACCACTACGTGGATGACGCGACTGGCCGGCGGGTCCCCAGCGTCACGACGATCCTGGACAAGGGCATCCCGAAACCAGCCCTGGTCAAATGGTCCGGGGATGCGACCGCTGAAGCTGCGGTGGACCGGTGGGAGGAGTTGTCGGAGCTCCCTCCCGCCACTCGCCTGAGGGAGTTGCGGGCAGCCCGGTATGCAACACGGGATGCCGCCGCGAACCGGGGAAGCCAGGTGCACGCCCTGGCCGAGCGTCTAGCGATGGGGGAGACCGTCACAGTGCCCGACGAACTCACCGGACACGTCGGGTCGTACGTCCAGTTCCTGGACGAGTGGGACGTGCAACCGGTCATGCTGGAGCGCGTCGTGCACTCCAAGCGGCACGACTACTGCGGCACGTTCGACATGATCGCGGACCTGCTGGACCCGTGGGACCCGGAGCCGGACCCGGCGTTGAGGCGCAGGGTCAGGTGGCTGCTGGACATCAAAACGAACAGATCCGGCGTGTTCGGCGAGACGGCGTTGCAGTTGGCGGCCTACAGGTACGCCGATGTCGTCATCGACGAGGAAGCCGGTGAGGAGATCCCCATGCCGGAGGTCGAGGCGACGGGGGTGGTGCACGTCCGCGCTGACGGCTACGACCTGGTTCCGGTCGTCGCCGGCCCGGCTCAGCACCGCACATTCCTCTACGTGCAGCAGGTCGCTGCGTTCACCGAGGGCGGTCGTGACCTGATCGGCGAACCGCTCGTGTCACCGCAGACGTCCGCCTACACGCTGATTAGGAGCGAGTCATGAGCACGCCGGCATATCCGAAGAGTCTGGCTGAGGCGCTGGTGGCGCTGCAGAGCCAACTGCCCAAGATTGAGAAGGCGTCCGAGGCGCGAGTCCAGACCAAGCAGGGCTCGTACAGCTACCGGTACGCCGATCTGTCGCAGCTGACGGAGATCATCATGCCGCTCCTGGCGCGGGTGGGGCTCGCGTTTACCGCGAAGCCGCGGATCGCCGAGGGCGGCGCGTTCGTGCTGGAGTACTCCCTGATCCACGTCAGCGGCGAGCGCGAGGTGGGGCAGTACCCGCTGCCTACGGGCGGATCGCCGCAGGCTATCGGCTCCGCCATCACCTACGGCCGGCGGTACTGCCTGTGCGCCGTCACCGGTGTCGCTCCTGAGGGGGACGACGACGGTGCGGCTGCGGAGGCTGAGGCAGCGGCGAACCGGGGGTCGGCGCGTCGCGCCACTCGGCCGCGTGCGGCTGCGTCGCAGCAGGCTCGGCGCGCTCAGGTGCCCGCGCCGTCGGCGCCGGTGGGTGGGTCGCCGCCGCTGCCGGGGGAGGAGCAGGTGACGCAGGATCAGTTGCGGGCGTTGCATGCTGCGCTGACCGGGGCCGGGATCACGGCCCGGGAGGACTGCCTGTCGTACTGCGGTGAGGTCGTCGGCCGGGAGATTGCGTCGAGCAGGGACCTGACGCGTCGGGAGGCCAGTCGGATCATCGACCGGTTGCGGCAGCCGTCGGAGCCTCACGACGATGATCCGCCGCTGGATGACCCCACGCTTGACCCTGAGTGGCGCGGGTGATCCAGCGCGGAAATCACGTCTTGATTTTCGCCGTTGACAATCATCCCCGAGTGTGGTTTGATTTCCTACGTAGGAAATCAAACGTGAGGAGTAGCGATGATCACCACCGTCACCCGCGAGATCCGCGGCCGGAAGTGCCCGTACACCGGCCAAGTGCCGGTTCGCACCGTCGAGTACACCCAGATCGAGGGAGTTGTGACGGCGATCCAGGAGCCGACCCACTCTAACGTCCTCATCGGAGGAGACCGGAGGTACTACACCATCACCGACGGTGATGAGAGCGTCCAGGTCGTCCACGGCGTGTACAGCTCATACCTCGCCGACGGTAACCCCGATATCCAGGTCGGGCAGCGAGTCCGCATCATCGCCGAGACCGCGGTTGGCGGTCGCTACAGGCTGAGGGAGGTCGAGATCCTGTGAGCGGTCAGGGCAGAGGCGGACGCAGAGACGGCGCGGGCAGGCCGGCCGTCGGTGAGCGCGTCGAGATCCGACTACCGGAGGATGCACTGACCCAGATCGATAGGTACGCGGCCGACCATGGCACGACCCGATCGGCGGTGATCCGGGAGCTGGTCACGAGCGTCACCCGTGCGAAGACCTCGACCGCCAACCAGGTATACGACGGCGTCATCCACTCGATGAGGTCAGACGGGCTCCTGCGCGGTGAGCGCGGGCGGCGAGTCGAGACGCGCCTGCGGGAGGTCCTCGACGGACTGCACCAGGTGTGCCCGGAGCTCCGGCGTATCCGGGCGGACACCCACGCGTTCGCGGTCGCGAAGATCGCGAGGGAACTCTACTGGGTGGTCGACGAGTTCGAGCAGCAGTTCTAGGGCCCTGAGCACAGCCTGCGTCAACCACTGATGGTTATCGGACAACCAAAACGCACGAACCAGAGGGGACACAAGGTGATGAACTGCATGATGGAGGGGAGTTGGAAACCCCAGGACCCGACCAGCCAGCCCCGGGCGTTACCCGTCGACCGTAGGTGTCAACACCGACGCGATGTCGACCGGTATCCCGCACCCCGGTCACTCGTCCGCGCCGGGCGTAAGAACGGCCGCGAGCTCTGCCGGCACCCCGATCCGCTCCAGATGCGCCCGAGCCCGCCGCACCTGCTCAAGCTGAAGCGCCCGCTCCGCCTCATAGCTCGCATCAATCGCGGCGCGGCGCTGCGCCACGAGCCGCTCATACGCGCCCTCAGTCATCTCCGTCGCCCCCGGCGGGATACGACCAATCCTCGCTACGAGCCGCCAACGTCCCGGCCGGCCGGGAAGCCGCTCACCCGCATCGTCGGAGTCCCACACCTCAGTCTCCGCGTACAGGTCGCCGTCTAGCTGCGCGTACGTAGTCAGGTACAGGGTCTCCACCCGCGGCGCTCCTAGTTGCTAACGGCCATAAGCCGCACCGTGTTAGACACGCTGGTGACATAGCCGGTCTGGCCCTGGACGAGGTCGCTGGACACCGTCCAGGAGTACGTCTCGGTATCCGCCGCCGGGATAGAGACCGCTATGGTCCGCGTGAACTCGTTGAAGAATCTATGCATCGAGGATCCCTCGTTCCGCATCGTCCACGCGTTGTTACCCATCGCCGCCACAACGATCTGCGCGTTCGGCGCGATCTGGCAGCGCAGGTCGATGTGCAGGATGAGGATCCCACGCAGCGGCCGGCACGGATCCGGGTTGCTGATCTCGATGGTGAACCCACGAGAGAACCCGCTTGCATTGACCCCGGGATCCGGCGGGTCGAAATCTAGTGAGGGAAGCCCGGAGAAATAGCGCTCGACGACCATCTGCCGGGGCGGCGCCCACAACCGGCCATCCGCGCTGATCCCGACCGGCTCCCGGTTGCTGGTGCCGGGGTCGCACGGCCACGGCCACGGCGCCGCGTCGATCGTAAGCCGGCCCTGCGCATCTGTCGTCAGGCCCCCGGAGATACAGACGTTAGCCATCAGGCGCCCCCCAGTAGCCGTGCTGCCACGTCTACGGGTATACCGGCCGTCACGAGGGCCGCGACGTCGGCCTCCCGCTGCTGCCGCTCCTCCTGCTGCGCAGCCGCGATCGCCTGTTCCGCGGCCTCGACCAGGCCCGCAATCTCAACCTCCGCGACGTCGGCAGGCACCGGGGTGGCGCCGTCGGGGAGGAGAGCAGCCCCGACGATCCGCCACCGGCCCGGCTCGCCGGCCAACTCGATGCCGTCGGTGTTGTCGGTCGGCGCGTACCAGGTAGTGGCGGCGTGCAACGCGCCGTCCGGCGTACGGCCCCACACCGATCTATGCACCACGATGCCCTCCTTCACATGCTCACACCCTGGACGCCGACCTGACAGATCGTCTGGATCACCGTCGCGCTGCCGGTAGGCACGTTGGACTGGACGGTCCAGGAGATGGTCTGTGTGCCGCCCGGCGCGATAGCGAGCGAGACACCCTCCATGGCCCGGTGGAACCACTGCCGGGTCGAGTCGGTGCCGTTGCTCCACCGGTGGTGCGCGTCCCCGGAGATACTCACGGCGATCTCTGCGCCCGGCCCCATCGACACCCGGTGCGTCACGCTCACCCACGCCGTGCCCAGCATCTCCCGACACGCGTCAGGGTTAGTGAGGGTGAGCTCGAACGGCTGGGCGAACCCGTCTGCTGATGTTCCGGCCGGCGGCGTGTACGTCAACGCTCCACCGCTGAACGATTCGACCCACACCGTTTGGACCGGCGGCGCGTGCAACAGCCCGTCGGCACCGCACGCGACCGGTTCCCCTGCCGTGTCAGCGGCACACGGCCACGGCCACGCAGGCACCGCCGCCGTCAACGGCGCCGCGCTCGTCCCGTTGCCGGTGACACCGCAGCCGGTGACGATCGCCGCAGCCGCCCCCGCCGCGTATAGGCCACCATCGGACCCGTACGTCACCGCGTTACCCGCGTCACCGCTGACAGACGCCGACAACGCGTTCCCGGCGTCGTCGTACTCCAGGCCCTGCCCGGCCGCGACCGCCTCACCGACGCAGTCCTGCACGTCCTCACACGTCACCGCGAGCCCAGCAGAGCTAGCAGTAAGCAGGTTTGCGGCCGGATCGACTTTGACGTCGGCGGTGAGCTGCTGCGGGTCACCGGTAGCCAGTGTTAGGTCGACGGTGTCGGTGTCGGCGACCTCAAGCGCCTCGACGTCTGCGGAGATGACGTAGGGGGAGTCGACCGACCCGGACCCGGTGAGGGTCGTGCCTGACCCGGCGACGATAACGCAGTTGCATTGCTGGCTCTGGCAGCCGCACCCCGCCATGTAGGCACCTCACGAGCTGGTGACCTGGCTCGGCCCATACGCCAGCAGCAGCATCAGCGTAGCGCGCGGCCGTCACGGCGCGAGGACATGCACGGCGCCGGTTGCGGTGTTCCTAGCGACCAGCGCGCCGTCGTCTTCTCGGGTCTCTAACACCCACGCGCCGGCGCGTACGGCGCGGCGGGACTCTAGGATCCGCAGCCTACGCAGGATGCTGCGCAGGCTTTCCTCCAGCGTGAGCGGGCGAGGTGTAGGCACTGTCCTCTCCGTACTATGCGACTCCGAGCGGCACAAGCACGGGCCGCACCTGCTCACCGGCCGCGTCGACCTCCACCTGCAAAGACAGCAGCCTGAGCACGGTCGTAGTGGGGCGGCACGTGCAGTCGACGTACGCGGGTACCAGCACCCCGGGCACCAGGTCGTTTATACACACCGGCGCGCTAGGAGCGAGCTGGCTGCCCCTAGGCACGTACACGTATGTCGGAGGAGGGTTGGAGCCTCGCAGGATCTCCCGCGCCGCATACACCGCGCTCGCAAGGTCCTTGATCGAGTCGTCTCGGATCCTGCGCTCGATCAGCCCCCAGTACGGGTCCAGGCCGCCGGCGGTTCCGACCACACCGTCCCCGATCACCACCACGCGCGTTGCCGCCGCCACGCCGTCCTCGACCGTAGCGATATCCCCGACGACGTCGTCGCAGCGAAGCTGCGCGAGCTGCCCGAACGCAAGCGGGGACCCGATGATGATGGAGCGGCCGACAGCGGTGTAGTCCAGGCTCGTCCGCGCGAGCTCCTCCAGCTCATCTAGGACGGTCTCGGACTCGTCCGGGGTGTAGTGCCGCTCACCGGTCTGCCCCGACGGGCTCACCTGTAGGTAGGGCAGCACGTTGGGGTCGTCGAGCTGGAGACCCTCAACGATGAGTGCCTGGGCGATCGTCGACAGGTCCGCCGGCTGGGTGTCGGGGCACTCGTCGGGATGCCAGCACAGGTCACGGTTGATGCCGCGCACCCCCAGCCACGCGGTGACGTCCTGAGCGTCGATAGTGACCCGGTCCCGTCCGGCCGGCCCGATCGCCGTGATCGGCCCCTCCCACACCCTGTCCTGGTCCCGGTAGATGATGAGCTCGTGCCGCCAGGTGCGTAGCCCGGCCAGCAGCCCGCAGCAGTCCGGCGCCTGCCCGGTATCGACGACTAGCTGAGCCGTGCTCGTGCCGTCGAGGACACGACCCCACGACAGGCGCGTGTAGGGGAGGGTTTCGGCGGTGAGCATCGTCCGCCCGCCACGGTCCGCGACGAACACGCTGTATTCCGTAGCGCATCCGAGCTCCGTGCACGCCGCCATCAGCACTCCCGCACGGTCGCAGACAGGGACACGGTGGCGTCCAGGGCGACGCTCGCGCCGTCGACGTCCACGCACACGGTGTACGCGAGACCACCGCACTCAAGCACCGGATACGAGAACAGCCTGCCTGGCGGGCCACCAAGTACAGGCGCGGCCGGGGCCGGCGCCGCCCCCGGGCACTTGATCGTCGTGATCTGCTCCGCGCCGTCAAGCTCAAACGTGCCCCACGCGGGGATATACGCCACGTTCAGCTCGCTACATGCGGCGCACGGATCTAGCTGGTCGACCGGCAACCCAAGCGGGTTCTCCCAGAACCTCGCCCGTACGTGCCGTAGCGGGAGAGATCCGGCGTAGATGCTCATCCCGATGACGCCCTGAGCCCACCCGGGCACCACGTCCGGCGGCACATCCAGGCAGATCCTGGCCTGCTCGAACGGGGTGCACGTGATGCAGGAGTTGAGCGGCACCGGCACCGGCGGCGGGGGCGGCGGGGTTGGGCATCCTGGATCGAACGCGCACGGGTCCGGGATAGTGCACGTCTCCTCATCCGGCGGGCACTCCTCGCCACCGTCTACGCGCACCCAGGTGAAACAGTTCTCCCACGTGTCCCCGCCGGCCAACGGCACCGAATCGTGGAGGGTGACCTGCTCCCGGTACGCGCACGGCCGCCCGGCCGCGAACGCGAACTGCACCCGAACCATTGGGGTCATACCGCACCCGCAGGAACAGCGCTTCCCGATCCGCTCGATGATCTCCACGTCGCTGACGAGCGAGACCCGCTTCAACGTCCGCCAGTACGGCGCGAAATGGGCGTCGTAGTCGATATCCGGGCAGTCCGGGTCCAGCGGCGGCGGGCAGCACTCCAGGTACCGCAGATCCGCCCCGGCGCAACGAGTGCCGGGAGAGCACGAGCCGCGAAGCGCGGTCCGCAACCAGCGCAGCCCGTAGGAGATAGCGCAGCCGGTGCGGCCCATCAGGATCCCTGTCACCGTGATCACCGGCGGCGCCTGCCGGACGCGGCCAAGGACAGCGCCACCGGCCGCGAGCTCGTTCACCGCACGCTCTAACCGGCCCGGCCCTAGCCCCGTGACCTCCTGGATGATGACGCCGCCGAAATCGTAGGAGTCGGGTTCGGTGGGGTCGTACCACGGCGCGGCGTCGATCGCCGGCGTCTGCCACCCGTCCGGATGCCCTAGTACCGCGTCCAGGCCAGGGCAGACACAGCAGTCCCGGACGGTCGCGGTGTCCGGCGCCCATCCCTGACACGCATACGCCACGGCCTGCTGAGACACGAGCTGGATGCCATCTAGGCACAGGTATCCGTCGTAGGCCACTACACACCCCTCAGC